CTATCCGGCGAATTCGGTAATATCCAGATCCGGAACAGCCTCTGACCAGACGACATCGGCATGGTCGCGCTGGTAGTTTCGCGTCATTTCCTCGCTGGCGTGCCCGGCGATCTTCTGACCGTCCTTTCCGGCTTTCTTGTACAAGTGCAGTGACAGCGCCCTGATCTCATGAAAGCCCGGCATTTCCTCCTCTGACCATCCCGAGTAGCAGCCGGCCGCATCCCGAGCATCCTTGAAGGCACGGGTCAGGTAGCGCTCCTCGACCTTCGTCCAGTGCTCTTTCTGTTCCGCCTGCTTCTGTCGCTTCCGCTCAGGGCGTCGGTGGATCAGGAAAGGAGAGGGAACGTTGTCGCGGCATCTCGCCAAGACGGCCTGCAGTTCTGCGGTGACGCGAAAACGGATCCAGGCGGCATCGCTCGCCTTGGCCGTCTTCTGCTGGACAACGTATAGGAAACCATCCCGAACATCGTCGAAACGCATCGCCAGGATGTCGGTGCGTCGCTGGGTGGTGATGAGTGCCAGGTCAATCGCATTCTGCAGCCAGGCTGGGGCCTGCTCGCGTATTGCTCGCAACCCCTCCACCGTATGCCGCTTCCGCTGCTTCTTCTCGATCCTGGCGATGGTGCTGGCCGCCGGGTTGTCTGGGCAGAGCCCCTTGGCGGCGGCGTGGTTGAAGATGTCGACCAGAAGAGCGCGCGCCTGGTTAGCGGCTCGGGGAGTCAGGCTGTCGAGCAGTTCGGCGACCATGCGAATAGTGATTTCGTCAACAGCCTGCGTCGGCCAGGCCGCTCGGAATTGGCGAAACCTAACCGCGTAGAGGTCCAGGGTCCCCTTTGCCAGTTCCCGCGGCGGCAGTATCTCTCGTTCGTATTTGTCCAGAAACGCGACGAAGAGGTCGGATCCGGCACCTTGTACCTTGTTCACCAGGTCGGCGCCGCGCATGAACTCAAGGTTTAGTTGCTTGGCGGCGTCGATCGCTTTAGCCCGGTCGGGGCCGAAGGGGAACCACTTCCCGTCCGTGGGGCGCTTGTCGCGGTATGTCCCTCGGCGGGCGTCGAGGTAAAGGTTCTGGGGCAATCCCTTGTTGGCCTTATTCCGGGGGCGTGGTGACATTACGCGGCTCCTCTTAGGACCATGGCCACCAGATCGTTACCGTGGGCCGGGCTGGTGAATGCTGTCCAGTCGACATACCAGAGCTTCCCAATCTGCTCACCTGGAATGTCTCCGTTCCGGATCTTGTTGCGAATCGCCTGGCTACACATCGGGGTCCCATTGTCACCCCAGCGCCTGCGTTGGAATTCGCTGATCTTGATGAGTTCTTTTCTCATAGTTCTTTCCCTCGCCCGAAGGCTGGGTCGTATTGCGGCGGCCCTTTCCGTTGGGCCGCGGGCATGGATGATTTCAGGTAGGATGCACTGGCTCACCGGTGACGGGACCAGCCTTGGCGGGCATGTGCCCCTGATCCGGTGGGCTTTCGCTGGGCGAAGGTCTGGCCGGAAACGGCTTTCCCGCCAGGATGCCCAGGGCGTCGGTGGCGCGCTGGACGATGTTGAGCGCCACCTGCAGCGCCGCCGCGTCATCTTGCATACGCATGAGTGCGGTCATCTTGGGCCGGTGCTCGGCACATACTCTGTCGCGAAGCTGACCGGCGGCGCGGCGAACAGCGTCGGCCGTACCGTGGTGCTGGAGCACCAGGGCCATGACCAGTACCACGTCGACGCTGTGCATCTGCATCGTTGTGGTCCGCAGGAGCCAGCGGGGAAGGGCGATGCCTGGTTTCTGCTTCATCCGAAGCACCCCGCCTGCCAGGCTGCGAGCGTGCGGATGATCGGGAATATCTCTACCAGCCCTACCATGGCCAGGCCGAGGGCGGCGATGATGCCGAGGGCGGTCAGTGCTCTACGCATCGTGCGGCTCTCCCTGGTCCGCCGCTGCCCGGTCTAGCCGTTCGATCTCGGCCAGCGCCAGGGCGCAGGCCTTTACCAGGTCGCGTCGTGCGGTGCTCGGCTTCCACCACTGTTCATCCCAGGGCCATGCCAGCGACACCAGCAGGGCGGCGGTTCCATCGTTCGGAGCGCTGGAGCCGGCCAGGGCGTAGCAGGCGGAGGCGCGGGCCATCTGGCCGTGGCTGTGCTCGTCGTCGTGCTCCGGCGTCCATCCCTCGGCGGCTTCCCTGCCGTCTCGATCATCGCCAGGAGCTGACCATGCTCAAGCACATCCTGTCTGCCGTGCAGAAGCACGCTGCGGCAGAGTATCCGCGCGAGTGCTGCGGACTGATCATCCGTTCTGGCCGGAGCCAGCGATACGTTCCCTGCGAAAACACCGCTGCCGACGCCGGCGAGGAGTTCCGCATCGCACCGGAGGCGTATGCAGAGGCAGAGGATCAGGGAGAGATCGTCGCCGTGGTGCACAGCCACCCCGATGCCACCAGCCGACCGAGTGCCGCAGATGTCGCGATGTGCAACGCCTCGGGCCTGACTTGGCACATCCTGAGCTGGCCGGAGGGCGACCTGCGTACCATCGAGCCCGTCGATCAGGTGCCGCTGCTCGGGCGCGCGTTCGTGCATGGGGTGCAGGACTGCTGGCAGGTCTGCGCCGACTGGTACCAGAGGGAGTGGGGCATCGAGTTCCCGCACTTCGAGCGTGCCGATGGCTGGTGGGAGCGGGCAGACGGTCCAAGCCTCTACGAACAGCAGTTCGAGGGGGCCGGCTTCGTCCGGGTTGATCGGCCGCAGCGCGGCGACATGATCGTAATGTCAGTGGGGCGCACCGCGCACCCGAACCACGCGGGATCTACCTGGCGGACGACCCATCACTACCTGGCGAGGATGCGCAGCACTTCGGCGCCGGGCCGTTCCTGTTGCACCACCTGTATGGGAAACCCTCAGAAATCATCGTGTTCGGCGGGCCGTGGCTCGACCGGATGCGACTGGTGCTGCGGCACGTCAGCTAAATCAATCGCTAAAGCGGCTAGGCCGCAGGAGGATGTATGAACACCAACGATTCTTGCACCAAAATCACCGCATGCTTGGACGTGCTGGCAGTAGCGCTCGCAAGTCACGGCCACAAGTGGTCGGACAGGGAGCGCCAAGCCTACGAAGAGGCTATCGAGCTGGCCTCTACTTCTGCCGGTTGTAGGGAGACTGGTTCGTCGGCTTCAGACTAATGCCGAGCTCAGACGCCTTGGTATAGACGGCGTCCTCCGTTCTCCCAAGCTTCAGGCCAATAACACGTGTAGGCGTGTTCTCTCTGGCGAGGCGCTTGAGTTCGGCGACATCCTCTGCGCTCCAGGGCGTGCCGGTGTTTCTATCAGAAATGGACATTTGACCTCCGTGGTCAGTAGCTCGCGCCGATTTTGGCGCACCCGGTCCCTGGGCCCTTTTGCTCAGGGTCGGGAACCCTGTGAGGTCATAACGCTACTACGCCTCTTCCGATGCCGGTAGCTGGGGATGCGTACAGATCTGACAGGCTCCAGTGCAGGCTTCGTCGTTTCCGGTGGTGACCACCTTAAATCAGACCAGATTCTTGCTTGAAAGCGAAAAACAACGCCTTCTAAATCGGCGATCCTGGCTTCACCGGCCAAAAAAGCAAAACCCCCGAGAGCTGGCCGGCTTCGGGGGTTTTTGTTTCCACCCCATGAGATAGGCATGAGGAGAACGTACTTGGATTTTAGCAAGATGATTCGCGAGGTGCGAATCATGACTGACAAACTGTCGCCGCCGCGCTTTTGGGCGCTTTGGTTGGTTTTCTTCGTGATTGCTGTTGGCTACCTGTCCAGCAATCTTCCGTGGGACAGGCTGCTCGGTTGAGAGATGCGCAGTCAGGGTGGGAGAAAATGAACGCAAAGGACGCTGGAATCGTTGGCAAGCGGCTAGCCAACGCCGCACTCATCCTAGCCACAGGCGTAGCTATTGCATCCATCATAGCAGCCATCGGAGTTGTGCTGGGTTGACTGAAACCGACCGCTAAGCGATCGGCGCTGCGGTATCGGAACGCGAAATGAAGCGGCTGTGCCGCGGGAGGAGAGTATGCAGCAGCGCTACTTGCTAACCATCCATGACCTATTTACGGTGCGCGATGGCGTGCGGTGCGGCGGCGAGGCGTTCGTGGCAATCCTCGACGATCAGGATGAAATCGACCGATTGAGATTCGCCGGCATGACGAGTCCAGGTAGCGCTGGGTATCGTCGTAGCTATTCCGGGAAGCCTGGGCTCACCGCACGACTGGTTTCTGGTCCAGGGCGTATCACCTTCGAAGCGATCAGCTCGGCGGCGTGAGTCCGCCGACAAAGTTGTCAGTGCCCACCTCGTGCGAGCCGTATTCGACGCCGAAGCCTTCGCCGTACAGTAACGCCTCAGCGTCCACTGCTTCCTTGGACGCATAAATATCCATGAATCTCCAAGGTGCGCTCTGGACAACCGCCCAGCCTGGAACTCAGCCGGGACTGCCCGGGTCTTTAGGCAGATTGTGGACGAGACTTCTAATGATCATGTGATCTCCATTGTCAGGTGAATACCTTCCGGTGTCTTACGGCAGGGCACGCAGTACGTGTCCTATCTCATAGTCGCCCAGGTTCACCACCCAGCTTCCTTCCAATGGAGCCAGATAGCCGAGCCTGGTGCCGTCAGGGGCAAAGAGCACAGAGTCAATAATGCTGAAGGGTGGCTGTCCAGGCACCGTCGTTTGTCCAATGCCATCCACGATGTAACCAAGCACCTCCGTCGAGGCTCTGCTCTTGAAAATTGCCCACTTCCCAGTTAGATACGACTTTTCGGCCATAAAATGCTCCTTGTAGCTGTGGCAGATATCCATTGCGGCCTCGTGGTCTGTTTTGACAAGGCTGTTCAAGATTACGGGACCTGAGTTGCTGGTGGCACTGTGATTCTATCCAGCCTTGAAACGACTGAGGTAGACCCAGCGGTACGGCAGGATGCGTCTGGTACTGCGTTATCGAGAACGCTCCTTGTCCGCTTGAGTCCAGCTGTGTGCTGGGTTCTCGTGCTGGCGTGGTGATGGTAGAGTCCGTCCCTTTCCAAAATCGCTGCGGAGAGCAAGGGATGCGCACCCTGGGAATTCTCGTGCTGCTGGTTGGAGTCGTGATGCTCATCAGCGCGCTCGCCATGGACACTACTGTCGGCACCATGTCTGGCGATCGGAGTGAACAACATAGGCCTCATTGCTGCCAGAGAACAGAGAACAATCATTGCCGGCATTGCACTGATTATAGGCGTGCTGCTTGTAGTCCTTGGGAAAAGGAATGTGCCTACGCCTTCAGTTGCCTTTGACACTCGGTCATGTCCGTATTGCGCAGAGACTATCAAGTGTGCCGCCGTTAAGTGTCGATTCTGCGGCGCGGATGTGGAAGCGATTCCGGCTCCCAATGGGCCGCCTCCTCTAACTTATGGGTGGACGGTGAATATCGCATGTAAGCCCGGAGAAGAGTTCGATGGGCGTCTTGCGAAGCTTGAAGAACTTCAGTTACCAATATTCTCCAGTGCTGAGTCCACAATTGTGGTTGGCCCATACGCGGAGAAGAAAAAGGCAGACTCGGTGAAAAGAAGGCTTAGTGCAGTCCACTATATGCATGGAGAACTGGACTGGATAGAGAGGAAGTAGATATTCCCGCTGTTTATCGATTTCAGTGCAGAACCGCCTCCGGGCGGTTTTTTATTACCTGGAGAAACACATGACCACCGCAGCGCACCACTCTCCGATGACCACCATCAAACTCTACGGCGCGCTCCGGCAGTTCGGCCGGGAGTACCGTATGCTCGTCGGGTCGACTGCGGAAGCGATCAAGGCCTTGTGCGTGCAGATTCCAGGCCTCGAGCGCTTCCTCGCCAATGCCCACCTGCGAGGTATGGAGTTCGCTGTATTCCGTGGGAAACGGAACATTTCCCAAGATGAGCTGCAGTTCGGGGGCGCCGAGGAGATTCGCATTGCTCCGGTCATGCGTGGCCGGAAGCGTGGCGGGTTGGTGCAGACGATAGTCGGGGCCGCCTTGATAGCTGCTTCCTACGTTTTTCCCGTCATAGCCCCGTATGCGCTGCCAGCAGGGATAGGGATGGTTGCCGGCGGCGTCATCCAAATGCTCAGCCCCCAAGCCCAGGGCCTGAAGCAGAGCGCGGCGCCGGAGAATCTTCCCAGCTACGCCTTTGGTAGCGCCAGAAACACTACTGCCAGCGGAAACCCGGTACCGATCTGCTACGGGAAGCGCCGCTGGGGTGGGGCGATTATTTCTGCATCGATTTATTCGGAAGACAAAATTTAATTAGGAATGTTTTCTTGCTTGTTTAGAGAGTATCTGTAAGAGAATTTTTTGCCATATATAGAGCTGAAGTCTATTTGATAGTCGAAACTTGTGTTTGGTGGCTGTAGTGTTGTGAGTATAAGCCTTGAGGTAGTGCACTCTTTGTTGTCGTGGATATCTACAAGGACGATTTCCTCCCCTGTTTTTAGTGAGTCGTTAGGGCGAGGCGTTCCGGCAGTTGCGCAGTATGGGGGAATTCCTTGTTTAGCTAGTGCGTGTAGAATGTTTCCATCTATTTCCTTGCCATTCTCGTAGAATGTTATTTTGTCTATATATGCTGGTCCTAGCCCGTTATTGAATATTATCATTTGGTAATTATCTTTAAGGGATAGGTATGAGTTTACTCTTGGTTCGACGCTTATGTAGTTGTGTTCCTTAAGAGTATAGGCTTGATATGCGCTTAGGGTTACGGCAGTTATTGAAGTTATCAGGGCGCACCACTCAATCCAATGTGATCGTGAGGCCCTCTCTTGGCTGCTCATGATTTTCATTCCTTGAAAGTGAAGTTGAATTTCCAATTTATATAGATAAACCCGCTAAGTGAATTTCTACTAGCATTTTAGATAGCCCGCCCTGTGCGGGCTTTTTCATGCCCGGAGGAAAGCATGGGCGCAGTTCACCAGCACCTGGCCGGCCGCAAGGGCGGCAGTAGCAAGCCGAAACAGCCGGTCGAGGCACCCGACAGCCTGCGCTCGGTCGCGATGGCCAAGATCCTGCTCGCCGTGGGCGAGGGCGAGTTCGCCGGCGTTCCGAGCGAGCGCGATATCTACCTCGACAACACCCCACTGATGGACCCGAGCGGTAACCTGAACTTCCCCAACGTTAAGTGGGAGTGGCGCGCGGGGGCGGTGGACCAGGACTACATCCCGGGGATCCCTGCCGTTGAGAATGAAACCAGCGTTAACGTCGAGTTGCGCAGCGATACGCCCTGGGTGCGCTCGCTGAGCAATACCCAACTTTCCGCAGTGCGCCTGCGCTTCGCCTGGCCAGCGCTCCAGCAGCAGGACACCAACGGCAACATCGGCGGGTACCGGATCGAATACGCCGTAGATCTGGCCACCGACGGCGGCGCCTACCAGGAGGTGCTGCGCGAGGCCGTCGATGGCAAGACCACCACCCGTTACGAGCGCTCCCGCCGGATCGACCTGCCGGCGGCCACCAGTGGCTGGCAGTTACGCGTGCGGCGCTTGACGCCGAACCAGAACAACAACCGTATCGCCGACACCATGCTGATTGCCGGCTACACCGAGGTGATCGACGCGAAGCTGCGCTACCCGAACACGGCCCTGCTGTACGTCGAGTTCAGCGCAGAGCAGTTCAGCAACATTCCGGCTGTCACAGTCGACTGCCACGGGCGGAAGGTCCAAGTGCCGAGCAATTACGATCCGGAGACCCGGGCCTACCTCGGCATCTGGGACGGCACGATGAAACAGGCCTGGACCGACAACCCGGTCTGGCACACCTACGACATCGTGACCAACGATCGTTTCGGTGTGGGTAAACGCATCAAGGCCTGGATGGTAGACCGCTGGGAGATGTACCGGATTTCCCAGTATTGCGACCAATTGGTGCCGGACGGGAAGGGCGGCCAGGAGCCGCGACACACCTGCAACCTGAACCTGCAAAGCCGCGCCGGGGCCTGGGAGCTGCTGCGTGACCTCACCGCTATCTACCGCGGCATGGCGTACTGGGCCCAGGGCCAACTGAAGATCCAGGCGGATATCCCGCGCGCCACCGACGTCGATTTCGCCTACACCCGGGCCAATGTCATCGACGGCCGCTTCAGCTACGGCTCGGCCAGTGAGCGTACTCGGTACAGCCGCGCCTTGGTCAGCTACGACAATCCGGCGAACAACTACGACACCGACGTGGCTGTGACCACCGATAAGCGCCTTCAGCGACGGTACGGCGACAACCCGGTCGAGGTGGCGGCCATCGGCTGCACCCGCGAGAGTGAGGCCCAGCGGCGCGGAAAATGGGCAATCCTGACCAACAGCCAGGATCGCACGATAACGTTCCGTACCGGGATGGACGGAGCAATTCCGCTACCGGGATGGGTGATTCCGGTGGCTGACTCGCTGCTGGCCGGACGGGAGATCGGCGGGAGGATCTCGGCGGTTGCTGGCCGAGTGATCACCTTGGATCGCGATACCCAGGCAAAGGCCGGCGACCGGCTGTTCCTGAACCTGCCCAGCGGTAAGGCTGAGGCGCGAACCGTGCAGTCGGTTGCCGGGCGCGCGGTGACCGTGACGACAGCCTACAGCGAGACCCCGCTACCGGAATTGGTCTGGACCCTCGATGCCGACGACCTGGCGGTGCCGCTCTACCGTGTGATGAAAGTCAGCCAGCCGGAGCGGGGTGTCTTCGAGATCACCGCTCTGCAGTACGAGCCCGGGAAGTTCTCAGCGATCGACACTGGTGCCAAGTTGGAGAGCCGGCCGATCAGCGTTATCCCGATCACCACCGTGGCGCCGCCGGCGAGCGTCACGCTGACCTCGCACTACCAGTTCGATCAGGGGTTGGCGGTCAGCACGATGACCATCGCCTGGCCTGCTGTAGAAGGGGCGGTGGCATACGACGTCGAGTGGAAGAAGGACAGCGGCAACTGGATCCGCCTGCCGCGTGCCGGCACCACCAGCGTCGATGTGACCGGCATCTACGCAGGTGGATATCTGGCGCGAGTGCGTGCGGTGTCGGCCTTCGACATCACGTCGGTCTGGAAGAGTTCGATCCTGACCCAGCTCAGCGGTAAGACCGGCGCGCCGCCGGCGCTGGCGTTCCTGCGTACCACCAGCGGACCGTGGAAGATCGGCCTGGAGTGGGGATTCCCGGCCAGTGGCGCGGCGGACACCGCCTACACCGAGATCCAACAGTCGGTTACCCCGGGCGGCAGCGAGCAGAACGCAACTGCCCTGGGCTTGTTCGCCTACCCGACCGACACCCACACGCTGACCTCGCTGGCGGCCGGTGCTCGCCTGGCCTTCCGCGGGCGGCTGATCGACCGTACCGGCAACGTCGGCCCCTGGTCGGCCTGGGTCGACGGCATAAGCTCGACGGATGCGAGCGAGTACAACGAGCTGATCACCAAGGAGTACGTCGAGTCCGCGCTGGGCGAGCAGTTCTTCGCCGACATCGATCAGATGCAGGTCGATATCAGTGGCCTGCAGGACCAGATCGACAATCTGACCGATGTGCTGGCCTACGACCCGACGAAGACCTACGCGAAGAACGATATCGTGCGGGTCGGCAACCGGCTGTATCAAGCGAAGCAGGCGGTGCCGCTCAACGCCTCTCCGCCGAACGCGACCTACTGGGCCGACATCGGACAGTCGATCGAGACGGCCAACGGCCTGGCCCAGCAGGTGGCCACCAACACCGCGGACATCACCGAGCTCGACGGCAAGGTCGAGGCGGCTGCTTCGAGCCTGGATGTTCTGCAGGCTGCTGCCCGCCGGGAGCCGGCGACGGGAGAGAAGGCGGATGCGCTGAAGGGCTGGGACACCATTGCTCGAGCCGCCACCGAAGTCACCGTGCGGGCGAACGAGGACGAAGCGCAGGCGAAGCGGACGAGCTTGCTGGAGGCGCGGACCGAGACGGCGGAAGGCAGGATCGCAACTGTCGAGTCGGTCGTTGCGTCGAACAATGCTGTAACCGTCCAGCGATTGGATCAGATCACCGGCCAGGTTGCGAGCAACGCCTCGGCGATCAGCACCGAACAGACCGTCCGTGCCAACGCGGACAGCGCCCTGGGGCAGCGGGTGGATACCGTCAGCGCACGCACCGATACCAACGAGGCGAACATCCAGACCACATCTCAAGCGGTTACCTCGCTGGATGGAAACGTCAAGGCGCTCTACAGCGTGAAGCTCCAGGCGCATGCCAATGGCCAGAAGTACGCCGCTGGCTGGCAACTGGGCTTCGACAGCGGTACGAGCGTGACGACCATGGCGTTCCAGGCTGATCGGTTCCTCTGGTTCAACAGTTCCAGCGGGCAGACCGTGGCGCCGGTCTCGATCGTCGGCGGGCAGATGTTCATCAACAACGCGATGATCCAGGACGGTTCGATTACGAACGCGAAGATCGGCAACGTGATTCAGTCGACCGCCCTCGGTGCCAACGGCGAGCCGCTGTGGAAGTTGGATAAGGGCGGCACGTTCACAATGAACAGCGCAACGTCGGGAGGGTTTATGCGTCAGACGGCAGAGGCAATAAAAGTGTATGACGGAAACTTGGTGCTTCGAGTCCAGATCGGGAATCTTGATGTATGAGTTACGGAATGAGAACGCGTTCGGCCGGCGGCTCAATACTCTTTGACAGCAACAATTACTCATTGAGGATGGTCTATCGTCGGGACTTGGGGGGCATTCCTCAGGGACTTTCAGTTACGGTCCCTGGGTTCGACGGTTCTAAAGGTGTCATGTTTGTCGTCTGCAATACGCCGGATTCTAGATCTTGGATTCCCAGGCATACCATTAGCGGCTCGACTATTACGTTTGGTTGGTCCGGTGATGTAACAGCGAATTACACTCTATATGCGGTGATGTTCTCATGAGTTTCGGTGCGAAGTTTGTTGGGAATGCCGGTCAGGTAATAATCGATCAGGACCACCCTTGTCTGCATCTGGTTGCGTCTGGAACCTATCCAGCCACTAATGCCCAGATCATCAACGTCTCGTACCCATCTCCGGTGCAGAGCCCGCTCCCACCGTTTGTTTTCTTTTGCCCTAATGGGTCGCATCACATAACGATGTTCCAGCATGCTGGTTCGGCTGGGAACTGGACGGGTTTCAGCTTCTACGTGAAGATATTTCAAGATACAAGCGGCGTCGTACTGGGAGGGAAGTGGAAGGCATGCGCGGTGTTCATGCCGAAAACTGGCGGATGGGGGATGCAGATATTCGACAATCAGTCGAGAGTGGTATTTGACAGTAACAGGGATCTTGTTCGGTTCATAAGTGGTACCCAGATGCTGAATTATTACGGCACGAATGGTAACTATCTGGGGTATTACACCCTGCATTCATGGTCTGCACCGTGGCCGCATGGGACTGATGGGTATTTTCTGGTTAGTCATTTCAATGTACAGGCGCAACCGCCCCAAGGTGATACTGGAGAGTGCTCCATTGGGTTTGTTACTTCGGCCCGAAACACAGTCGTAGCAACTGTTCAAGTCGGCGGACCTGGGCAAGACGCAATACGAACACCTTTCCCATGGCCTCTTCTGGCCATTGCATAGCAGGAGAACTCTATGGCGTGGTACTCAACCGGAACCGTGGCGGTGACCGCAAATAGCCCGACCGTTACCGGTACCGGCACACAGTTCTCGTCCAATGCCCGAGTCGGCGACGCATTTCGCGGACCCGATGGACGTTGGTACGAGGTCACAAACGTCGCCAGTTCGACGGTCATCTCGATCAAGCCCAACTACCAGGGCAGCACGGCCAGCGGCCAGGCCTATGCGGTGGCGCCGATCCTGGGCTACGACAAGGAGCTGTCGGATCGATTCAACCTGATCGCCAACCAGTGGGGGGCAACCCTGGCGGGGATCAAGCCCTGGGCGCTTTCTGCAAATGCGGCGGCAGCGCGGGGGGATCTCGGCCTCGGCAGTGCGGCGGTACGGGAGGCGCTCGGTAGTTCGGGCGCGCTGTACTCTCGAGACAGCATTCTGGGCGCCGTTTCGCAGTCGAGCGGCGTACCGACCGGTGCGGTGATTGATCGCGGGAGTAACGCGAACGGGGAGTATGTGCGGTTCGCGGATGGGACGCAGATATGCACGATGAGTATCAATGTCAACGACCAGGCCATCGACTCTGCCTACGGCTCTCTCTTCCAAGGTGCTAGGACGTGGTCATTCCCGGTGGCATTTTCGGGTGTGCCGGCGGTGTCCGTGGGTTTGTTTCGGTGGGGTTCAGCCGCGAGTTGGGGAAGTGTCGCAACCCTCCCCAGCACTACATCTGCAACGTTGCGAGGTTTCGATATTGCGGCGCGGCCTGCAGGGACCTCTACCGCTATTTCTGCAACGGCCATTGGGAGGTGGTTCTGATGAACTTCTTGCTGGTTCTTTCGCCGCAGTACGGGCCCGCGGAATTTGGCGACTACACCACTGTGTCGGTTTCCGGCGGCGTGCTTACCGTCGAGGATCGTGACTATGCGTTCCCAGACATCGAAGACGGCGCCGAGCTCACGATGGATGACTTCGCCGATCCATATCCCGTCTACCAGGTTCGGCGGCGAGGCGACACGATTTCGGTGTGGATCATTTACAGATATCCGGCAGATGTGACCCATGCTGCCAGATACCCCGAGCCGGTTTCCGTTCCGGGTGATTTCGACGGGCCTGTTGATCTGCCGAGGTGAAAGCCAAGGTCGAGGAGATCAAGGCTAGGTATCCGCGGCCGGACGCTGGCGGCGTGTAGGCTACCCATTTTGAATGGGGGCATGGCCGTGCTTGTGGTTCATCGGCGCGTATCGCCCGAACTTGCGTATCTGCCTTGGGCTGGTCGCTGCAACCTCTTCGTTCACGTCTGGAGCGCAGGCGGTCGTGGGGTGGCGGGCAGGAATCAAGGAGATATAGATTTTCGTCAGATCGGATTGGGATATTCCATGGTGGCGCCATTGAATGCCTCTGGATTTCGGCCAGAGGCATTGATTAAAGTTTTCGCTGCTCCAGATTGGGAGCAGCATGACCGGGCTACTGGGTTTTCCCTTCTGCATAACCCTGCCACTTCTCAGCGCGGTCACTCAGGAACTTATCTTCGGTGACTGAGCTTAGTGCTCTGAGTTGTGCAATATGGATCGCATGGTAGCGTGGCGCGATATGCGGCGCTCGAGGTTGAAGATACGGAAGGCGAGAGTGCGTTATATAGCTTAGGTCATACGCGGAAAATGTCCCAAGGTCGTAATATGGGAGAATTTTGTCTAGTGTTTCGATACCGTCCTTGAATAGCTTATCGGCCTCAGCCGAGTTCGTTTCGGTTGCCCAGTCGTACAACCCGAGCAGAGTAAACATGTAGCCGTTCAGAGTGAAGACGTTCGGCTCTACCGGATATTCAAGGAAAAAAACGCGGCCTGACAACGATTGGTCAAGGTCTTTAAGTGTTGACTTTGGGCCGTATGGGTATGGAGTCTGTAGGAACTTCAGAACCTTATTGCCAGCGTCCAGCCATTTCTTGTCCTTGTCAATCGCATAGGCTCTGGCGAAGACACTTAGGGCCATGCCTTGATCCATGCCGGAAGTCCAGCCTACCGCCAGTGCTTGGGTAGAGGTGTAGTGTCGGTATGGGTATGCATAGCGCAAGGCGCCGTCATCACCCATTAGTGACAATAGTTTCTCCGCGAGAATGAAGAACTTTTTGGTTTCGTGACTTTCAGTAGATCGTCCATGTTCAGCCAGTGCAGCAATAGCTACCGTGCCAGCAGAGTAGTTGAACTTCCCGCCCTGGAAAACCATAGGAATTCCTTGATCGTCAAGCTTCAGGGTTTTGCTTGGACGATGGAAAACGGTCTTCCCGTAATTTAGATAATCTCCTGTCGAAGAATAGACCTGTGATCGATGATCTGCGTTCAGGCCCTGTTTTCGATACTGATATGCGTTTGAGAGGCCTAAGTTTTTCTGTTCTTGCGTAGGGCTGTGTGTTGGCCAGCTTTCTTTACTGAAGTCGCAGGAAGATAGTGCTAAGGCACCCATTGTAATTGCTACAATTCGCTTCATTACTTTGATTCCATTATTCCGGCTGTCTCGCTCGAAACGTCTTTCCGCCAGGAGTACCGATTCTTAAGACGCATTATTGGTTTTTCGAAGAATACGTAGCTCAGCGGCGCTACGATGAATGTTAGCCACACGCCAATGTCAACCGGAGGAGGGAATGTTCCTCCTGAGCGATATGGTCCGTTTCCTGTAAATATTCCCTGCCAGACGTATAGTCCGTAACTGATAACGCCAAGAACGGCAAGTGGCTTGAACTCCAAGGCTTTTACCAGCATAGAGTCTTGATTGTGGAAAATATAAAGGACAAGCATGCAGACGGAAAACAGCCAGATTACGTCCGAATTAATGAAGGCTGGAGTCGCTACGCCAAAAACTATGGATACCAGTAAGATGCTAGATGATGTCTTGTCTTTCGCTACGGCCACAATCGATGGGATAGTGCAGATAAATGCGAGTATGCAGCCTGCCAGGATCGGCAGCATCGCTGGGAATGTCCAGCGATTCATATAATAATTCTGGTTGTCCGGATAAAGTGAAGTCCCAATGATCACGCATGCAATCGCTACAGCACCCGCCATAAGCATGGCGACTCTCTTGCCAAGGCAGAAGATGATTGGCCAGAATAGATAGAAATGTTCTTCTACAGATAACGACCAAAAGTGCGACATTGCTGAGTATGCGCACTCTTTGGGGTAGAAATTTATTGTATATGTTAGAGCGTATACGAAAGAGCAGTTAGGGATGTTCGCTCTTCCGGTATAATTCATATACATTAGAAAAAATATTGCAAGGTAATATAATGGGAATATTCTAAGTGCTCTTCTTTTTATGAATGAGATTATATCTATCTTGCCCGTTGCTTCTTTCTCTTTTATTAGTAGGTAAGTGATTAGGAAGCCCGATAAAACAAAAAATATATTAACTCCAGTTTGTGCGCTAAGAGCGGAACGAACTGCTCCGCTAGTGATGCCTAATGCTTGCCATGCCTCCGCATGAGACATAATTACAAATAGGACTGAAATGGCTCTGAGCCCGTCAAGTCCCTTGATCTTACCGGCCATCTCTTACCTCGCGATGCTGAAAGCGGCGGAATTCTACCTGAAATGAGGTTGTCTATGCCCATCACCGAGCAGCAACTGCTGCATATCCTCCCGAACGCCGGCCCTCGAGCCGGCGTTTTTGTTGGTGCGCTGAACCGCGGGATGACGCGCTTCGGTATCACGTCGCCTGTGCGCGCGGCGGTGTTCCTCGCCCAAGTTGGCCACGAAAGCGGCCAGTTGACCCGCCTGGTGGAGAACCTCAACTACAGCGCGCGCGGCCTGGCTGCGACCTGGCCGAGCCGATACCGTGGCGCCGACGAGCAGCCCAATGCCCTGGCACAGCGCCTGGCGCGCAACCCCCGAGCCATCGCCAACAACGTCTACGCCTCGCGCAACGGCAACGGCGACGAGGCGTCCGGCGACGGCTGGCGCTTCCGCGGGCGCGGCCTGCTGCAGATCACCGGGCGGTCGAACTACCACGCCGCCGGCGCCGGGCTGGGCCAGCCGCTGGAGCAGGAACCCGAGCTGCTCGAGCAGCCGGAGTTCGCTGCGCTGTCGGCGGCCTGGTGGTGGGCCAGCCACGACCTCAACGAGTTCGCCGCCATCACCCGTCGGATCAACGGCGGGCTCAACGGCCAGGCGGAGCGCCTGGCGCTGTGGGAGCGGGCGAAGAGGGTGCTGTCGTGATCTCCGCCCGTGCTTTGTCGGTCGCGCTGGCCTGCCTGCTACTGCTCGGCCTCGGCGCCGCCGGTGGTGTCTGGCTCGGCGCGCGGCACTACCGGCCGCAGCTCGATGCCGCACGGTCGGATCTGGTCGCCTGCCGTGCCTCCCGGGGAGAGTTGGAGTCCGCAGTGGCGGAGCAGGTCCGGCAGGTTGCCGCGCTGCGTCTGGCCGGCGAGCAGCGCGCCCGGGATGCCGCGCAGGCTGTGGATCGGGGACGGCAGCAGGCCGCAGAGCAGTATGCCGAAGCCCAGCGCCTGGTACGTGAGCGAACCGCCGGTGAGCAGTGTGCGGCCGCCGAGGCGGTCATTGATCAGGAGTTGGGTCTATGAGGATGGTGCTGATGCTGGTGGTGTTCGCGCTGGCGGGATGCGCCGGCCGGCAGGATGCCGAGCCGCGCACGGTGCGCGTAGAAGTGCCCGTTGCCGTGCCGTGCCGAGTGCCCGCGGTCGAGCTGCCGGCCTGGGCAGCGGCTGAGCTGAAGAAGAGCGACGATCTCCAGACCAAGGTCCGCGTGCTGCTGGCCGAGCGTCGGCAGCGGATCGGTTTCGAGGCGCAACTGCTGGCGGCCAACAGGGCCTGTCAGAATTAG